CGCCACGCGAAGAACATAGCCAAAGGCCCTATGTCTGCGGCATATTGGGCTAACCGTGTTAAGTGGTCGCCGAGCAAGACCAAATCGAGTTCAACCAAGTGGAAAAAAGGAAGTTAGCTATGGGATACGGTAAGAAAAACGGCGGAAAGAAGTCAGGCGGCGCAAAGCAAGTTTTGGGTAAATACTGCTGATGTCGCTTTACGCCAATATCGCCAAAAAACGCGCCCGCATTAAGGTGGGCAGCGGTGAGAAAATGAGAAAGCCGGGAACAAAGGGCGCGCCTACCGCTGCCGCATTTAAGGCGGCTGCGAAGACAGCGAAAAAGAGAAAGAAGGCTAAGGCATGATTGTTTGTGATAACTGCCCATATCGTGGCCGCTGCGAGATTAGGCAGCGCTGTATTCAGGGCAAGAACCCTGTCATCGAAACTGTACGCGAGCCACGCCCAGCTAAGGTTGTGCAGACCACTAGCGGCTTTGCTGAGACTGCCGCAAAGATTGGCGCGCCGATCAAAGGTGGCAAAAAGAAGGCACGCAAGGTAACGATGCAATGATGATCCGCCGCCCCTTGGTAGGCCGTATTCGCCGCGTCCAGCCCCCGCTGGAACAAACCAAGGAAGTGTGCGATAATAGCGCAGCGGCTAAGGTTAAACCTGCGCCTAAACGCGCGGCAAAAGGTGCAAAGAAAAATGGCTAAAATGGACGACTACCAGCTCAGCACAATTGTGTCAGGCGAAATAACCGATGCGCTAAACCACTTCGACAGCGAATACACCCAAGAGCGCCTGCGCGCTCTCGACTTTTATCTGGGGGAGCCTCTTGGCAATGAGGTGGAAGGCCGGTCGTCTGTAGTTGCCACCGAAGTCGCTGACACGGTTGAGGCGATTATGCCTAACCTGATGCGCGTCTTTACGACCAACGACAAATATGTTCGCTTTGCCGGTCGCACCGCAGAGGATATGGAAGCCGCAGATCAGGCGTCCGATTACGTTAACCACATTGTGCAACGCAATGACGGTTATAAAATGCTACACACCTTTTTTAAGGATGCGCTTTTATTCCGTATGGGTGTCGTAAAGTTCTTCTACGAAACCAAAGAAGAGGTGGACGAAGAAGAATATAACGGCTTGTCAGAGGACGAGCTGGTCATGCTGATGAACGACCCCAACGTTGAAATCGTTGAGCAGTCCGAAACCATTACCGAAAGCATTTACGACAACGAGACTGGCGAGACTGTGCCGCTTCGCTCTGAGTACGATCTCAATGTTCGCGTTACCCGCGAAGAGGGCGAAATCAAGATTATCAACATCCCGCCTGAGGAGTTTCTGGTTAGCCGCCGCGCGACGTCTCTTGAGGACGCGCACTTTATGGCGCACCGCACGTCGCTCACTGTCAGCGACCTTGTGGCTATGGGCTATGACCGCGATGAGGTCGAACAATATGCTGGCGAGGACGAGCTGAAGGTTGGCAATGAGGTTAGCAATCGCTTTCAGGATTTAGAGGCGTCCACCGGCGTTGATCCGGCTGACCCGACAATGCGTAGCGTCATCTATTACGAGTGCATCGTTAAAATGGATTACGATGGCGACGGCATTGCAGAGCGCCGCCGCGTTTGCGCGATTGGCTCGGAAGGCCAGCACATCTTGCACAACGAGCCGTGGGATCACATTCCGTTTGCCGTTGCGTCGCCTATCCTGATGCCGCACCGCTTGGTCGGTCGCTCAATCTACGACATGACCGAAGATTTGCAGGTTATCAAGACCACGCTCATGCGTCAGTATCTTGATAGCGTCTACTCATCGACATTGCCGCGCATCGCTGCCGTCGAGGGTGCTGTAAATCTGGACGACCTGCTCGATGCACAAGCTGGCGGGATTATCCGCGTGCGGCAGCCCGGTATGCTTCAGCCACTAGCTGGTGCATCTGTTGGCGCAGAAATCCGCCCGCTAATGGATTACATCGACAGCGTAAAAGAGCAGCGCACAGGCATGAGTGCCGCAGCCCAAGGACTTAGCCCAGACGCGTTGCAGTCGTCGACTGCTTCAGCGGTCGCCGCCACAGTTCGCGGCGCTCAGGTTAAGCTTGAGAGCTACGCCAGAACTATGGCCGAAACTGGTGTCAAGGATTTGTTCAAGGGTGTCTTGGCTTTAGTATTAAAGCACGACAACAAGCCGCAGATTATGCGTCTGCGTAACAAGTTTGTGCCGATTAACCCAGCCGAGTGGAAGTCAGAGTTTGACACGATTGTGCAAGTTGGTCTTGGCACGACAGACGACGAAACAAAGATTGCCTTCCTGACACAGATTGCGGCTAAGCAAGAGCAAATCCTAATGCAGCTAGGCCCACAAAACCCAATCGTGTCTATGTCTCAATATGTAAACACGCTTCGCTCTATTGCGGAGATTGGCGGCTTTAAGGATGCCGACCAGTTCTTTAGCTCGCCTCAGGCTATCGCGCAGCAGCAGGCAATGCAGGCGCAACAGCCGCCTCAGCCTGACCCGGCGGTTGCTGCGATGCAGCAAAGGGCGCAAATGGATTTACAGCTCGCCCAGCAAAAAGCTGAGGCTGAGATTGCGCTGAAGCGTGAAAAGATGCAGGCGGATATCCAGCTTGAGCGTGAAAAGATGCAGATGGAAATAGAGCTTCGCCGTATGGAACTATCCGCTGAGGCTGAGCTTCGTATGGCTAAGGCTATGACCGACGCAGATATATCAACGAATTTGCCAAGGGCGCAGTAATGGGTTCGCAGATAAATCGCGCTTTTAGTGAGGTGGTATATTTAGCGAGCTTTTTCGACTATTATAACAATTGGAGAATGGTAGCGTTAAAGCGGTTCTTTTTACAGCCGATTAAGAAAAACCAATATTTCTTGATCCGCGAAAACGATCAGCCGCTTGCCTTCTTCTCTTACGCTTTTGTCGGTGACGAGGCGATAAAGGAACTAACCAAGGGCGACCGTTCTATCGGCGCAGACGAGTGGAACAGTGGCTCGAACTTGTTTATTCCAGATGTCGTGTCGCCGTTTGGACTAAAGGCAAGTTGGGTAAAGCATGTCAGGGATGAACTTGGCAAGCGGTATGGAAATAACATAAAAGGTCAATGGCTTAGATCATTGAAAGGAAGGTCTGGTTATGCGTTCACGCGATCTAATTGATGGGTTCGATTACGGCGAGTATATGCAGCGCCAGATGTTCTGCTTTGGCTCTAGCGATGACTCCGGCGGCGGTGGTGGGGGCGGCTTGTCTGATGAAGACATTGACCAAGACGTGCAGCAGGATATCGCAGCAGCATCAGCGGGTTTAAGTCGAGACGATTACAGCTATGGAGGTGGTTTCGACCCCGGTGGGCGTGATGAGCAAATTGCGGCTCAAGCAGTAAGAGACATTGTCGAAGCATCAACCATTGGCACTGGCGCAGCGCAAAGAAGCGCAAACGCTCAGGCTATGCAAAACGCATTGGCTCAACAAGCTGGTGTAAGGCAGGCTGTGAATAATGTTATTGGATATACCGCGCCCAGCCAAACAACTTCGGGCGGAATAACAGCCGATCAATATAACGCAATGCTGTCTGCTCAACAGAACTTAGGCATTAGCCCCTACAAAGCGCCTCAGAACGTCGGCTACGATCCTGTGACTGGTATGCCATACGGCCTCGAAACTGTAGTCGCCCCTGACGGACAGCTAGTAACAAAGAACCTAGCTGGCTTAACAGAGGCTCAAAGGCAAGGCTTACCGCTAAGCATGAACATAGCTGGCATGATGGGTTCTAACCCATATGCCTATGAAATTGAGCCTGTGTCTCAAAGAGTTATCGGCCAAATCGGCACGCCGGGTATGGGTTTGCTTGGTCAGGGAATTGACGCCTTAACAACCCTTGTTTTAGGCCCGCCCAAGACGTTTGAGGATTTGCTGGCTAGGGGTGCATATACCGGCATGAACGCACCTGACATGAGTGGCGGTCGTGATGATGGGCGAGAGGAAGTTAAACCAGTCGACCCTGTCACCGGCCAATGTGACGCTGGATATATCTTCGACGAAGACTTGCAGGCTTGCCGCCTAGACACTAGGGGCGGAGCCGGTAATGGCGGTGACGCAGGTTCAGTCGTTCCACCAACCCCCGGCGGTTACGCGCGTATGGGCTTGCTGGATTATGCGCCGTCTGGATTAGAGCAGTTCTACAGCCGTTATGGCGCTGGTTATCCTACTGCGCCAGATTTCCAATCGGCTAACCTTGCGTTTAGACAGCAGGGCGCAACCTACCCAGAATACTTCAAGCGCCCGCCACGATTAGACGGATATACGTTACTTTCATAGGGAAAATTATGGACGAATTAAAGGTGAGGGAAAAGCAGGCCAGAGCTGAGAGGGCCGAGGCTTTGATGCGTAATGAGTTACTTGTTGAGGCGTTTGAATATCTCGACAATCAGTTTACCGAGGCTTGGAAGCTGAGCGACATAAAGGATGCGGAGAACAGAGAAAGAGTTTATTATTTGTGCCAGTCTCTTACCGCTTTAAAGGGGTATTTTCAAAGCGTGGTTGAGAGTGGTAAGTTAGCGGAAGCGCAGCTAGATGATTTCAGGCGGCGGTCAACCGTAACTAGAAAAAGGTAGATTATTATGTCCGACAATCCAGCAGGAACCGGAGAAATTTCAATTAATGACGCAATTAGCCTTCTGAGCAATCCCCCTGAGGATACTGCGACAGAAGAGCGACCAGAGGCCGAAGCTCGGCCTCGACAGCCAGAGGCAGAGGCACCTGAGCCGGAAACCGATAACGTCGATGAGACGCCGGAAGACGACTATGTGGATGATGATGCCGACGAAGGCGAAGACGACTACGAAACTGATGACGACGAAGATTATGAGGAGCCTCAGCAGACCTACAAAGTCAAAATTGACGGCGAAGAGGTGGAGGTAGACCTCGATGAGCTTCGCAACGGATATCAGCGGCAGCAGTCGTTTACTAGGAAGTCAATGGAACTGGCTAACCAGCGCAAAGCCTTTGAACAAGAGGCGGCTCAGGTTAAGCAGCTCAGAGACACCTACGCGCAGCAACTAAATCAGTTGAGCGCCCAAATCCAGCAGACAGTCGAGCAAGAACCTGACTGGAGAGCATTAGCCGAAACAATGAGCGAGCGTGACTTGTTCCTAGCCAAGACCGAGTGGGATAGCTACAAGGAACAGCAGAAACAAGTCGAGACTGAGAGGTCGCGTTTGGCTCAAGAACAAGCATACGAGCGTGAGGTGCAACTAAAACAGCACCTACAAAATCAGCGTTCCGAAATGCTTAATCGCATACCTGAGTGGCAAAATGACGATATCCGCGAAACGGAGCGTCAGGCTGTTATCAAGTACGCGCAGCGCCGCATTGGCTTTAGTGAGGAAGAGATTGCAAACGCGTCTGACGCGCGCGCCATCGAACTTCTCTACAAGGCTTGGAAGTGGGACAATCTTCAGTCGAAGAAACCCGACGCCAAGAAGAAAGCCAGACAAGCGCCAAAGATGGCTAAGGCAGGACGCCCAAAGACGAAGCGTGAAGTTGCAAGTCGTTCACGGCAACAGGCGAAACAGCGTTTTGAAAGCGCTGGAACCGTCGATGCCGCTGTTGAGTATTTAATGGGCAGGTAAGCCCGAAGGAGCAAAAAAATGACTGTGTTCACAACACAAAACGCTGTCGGGGAGAAAGAGCAACTCGCCGACATCATTTACCGGATTGATCCGGCAGAAACACCAATCTTCTCAAACGTGAAGAAGGAAACATCACGCGGCATTTTTGTTGAGTGGCAAGTTCAGGAGCTGACTGCGGCTGCCTCGAACAACTACCACAACGAAGGTGCGACAACTTCGACTGCGGCTGCAACGCCAACGTCACGCGTGGGCAACTACCACCAAATCTCAAAGAAGGTGTTTGCAACATCAGGCACACTGGATGCTGTCGATAGCGCCGGACGTGAGCGTGAGCATAACTACCAGAAGGTATTAAAAGCTCTCGAACTGCGTCGTGACATCGAAAAGTCAATCGGTGACACAGACGTTGCACGCGACGGTTCAGACCCACGCAAGTCAGCTTCACTGTCTTGCTGGATCACAAATGGCTCAGTCGGCGCGTCCGGCGCTTTCGCCACAGGTGACGGCACTGACACACCCGGCGGTTCAGGTGTGGCTCGCCCATTGACACTTGCCCTCATCGAAGATGGGATGCAGGATGCGTGGGAAGACGGTGGAAACCCACGTCTGATGGTTGCTTCTGCAACCAACCGCGCCAACTTCTCTGACCTGTCAGCGTCAGGCAATTTGGTGTCAAACGACGTCAACATGACCAAAGCCAAGGAAGTAACTTATGTCGGTTCGACATCTGTTTTCCTGACCGACTTCGGTACTGTTGAGGCAGTTCCATCACGTCTGCTCGGTAACGACCGGGTGTTCTTGATTGACCCAGACTTTGTGTCAATCTGCACCCTGAATGGTCGTAACTTCCTTGAGGAAGATTTGGCCAAGGACGGCGACGCTCAAACAAGCCATTTGGTCTGTGAATGGTCACTCAAGCCAACCGCGCCTAAGGCACACGCGATGGTTTACGATCTTAACGGATCATAATAAATCTGAGGGGGCGGGCGACTGCCCCCTCTCTTTCTTCAAAGGGTGAGATATGAAACGCGTACTCTACACAGACCCGCACACTAAAAAAGAAGTGTATATGCACCAGAACAATGACGGATCGACTGTCATTGAGCAAAAGCAAAGATTTGACACGCTGGTAAAATTAAACCGGCAGATGAATAACGATTACTCAAAGGGCAGCATGATGGGCAATACCCAGCGGCACATGCAGCATGTAGCCGAAATACCTAATGTAGTGTATAATCACCTGATTGAGACTTTAGGCACGCCGCAAGAAAACCCTAAGGGCTGGAAGGCGTGGCTGAACGACAGCGAGAACCGTGATTTTAGAACTGGCGGCGGAACCGTATAATGGCAGTAGATACCTACACAAACCTGCAAGCCGCTATCGCTAACTTTTTGGCGCGTAGCGACTTAACGGCGCAAATCCCCGACTTTATCACGATGGCTGAGGCGCGCATGAGCCGCGAGCTTGAAACGCGCAGTCAGGAAAAGCGGGCGGCAGCAAGCACTGTCGGCGGTAACGAATACCTGTCTCTGCCCACAGACTTGCGCGAGGTGCGTGAGGTAAAGCTAAACACATCACCGCTGACAGTCCTGTCTTACTACAGCCCTGTTGCCCTAGACGAAAAATTTGCGTCAGGCGGGCAGGGTAAGCCGCTTGGCTACAGCATTATTGGCGACGAGATTAAACTGCGCCCAATTCCAGATACGGCCTACTCTTTGGAAATTGTTTACATTGGCACGATTGAGGCTTTGTCAGCTTCAAACCAGACAAACAACGTCCTGAGCCGTTCACCGGATGCCTACCTTTACGGCGCATTAGCTGAGGCGTATGCTTACTTACTTGATGAGCAGCGTGCGTCTCAATATCTACAGCGGTTTAATTTGGCTCTGGAAGAGATTAAAATCGACGAGCAGCGCGCTCATTACGGAACTGGATCGCTGCAAATGAGCAGCATTTATCAGCGGCAAAACACAGCAGCGGAGAGCTAAATTATGTCTGCAATGAGTGACTATCTTGAGAATGAAATTCTCGACCACATCCTTGGAACCGGCGCATATACGATGCCGACCACAGTTTACGTTGGCCTTGCCGTAGCGTCTTTTAATGACGACAACAGCGGCGCTGAGCTAACTGGCAATAACTATGCGCGTGAGAGTGCAGCGTTTACTGCCGCAGCGTCTGGTACAACCTCAAACAGCGCGGCGATTGAGTTTAACGCGGCGACTGGCTCTTGGGGAACTGTAAGCCATTTTGGCATTTTTGACGCTCTTAGTGGCGGTAATCTGTTGATCCACGGTGCGTTCACTACAGCTAAGTTGATCGCTAACGGCGACATCTTGAAAATACCGACAGGTGACTTAGACATCACCGCAGCTTAAAGGCGGTACGATGGCAACCAGCGACCCACAACTTGAGCAGCTAACTGGCAGCATAGACGCGCTGCCAGCGAGCCTCGATAGTCCAGATGCGCTGCCGTGGTGTAACCCCACGTTAGAGCAACTAGACGCGTGGGGTACGCTAGAGCAGCTAGACAATTTTGGCTACACACTAGACCAGTTAGACAATGGCGACCGGCTTTGCGTTCTTGTCACGGACGGCTCCGCGTCAGTGGCTATCAATGCTACCGGCGCTATGTTGTTTGCTATTGAGTTCGACGCGAGCGTTAACGTTTCTGCATCAGCCACGGCCACGCCTCAGCGCGTTCAGCATTTCGATGGCGCTGCGTCTGTTGCTGTTACATCTACCGGCACGGCAAACCGCATACAGAGTATGTCAGCCTCGGTCACTGGCGCTGCCGGTGTTACGGCTAACGCAATCTTTATCGCATCCTACGGCGGCGCTGCGGGGATTGCGTTTAATGCGACGGCTCAGGCGTTTGTTGTTCTTAGGGTTGACGGTCAAGCCACCGCAGCGGTCACAGCAGCGTCAGCGCCTGTCGGCACGTTTGTAATGTCGGGGTCGGCAAATGTCGCTGTGAGTGGTACAATCACCGGCGAGATACTAGGCGAGGCTTGGTCTGACGTAGCAGATACCGCCGCAACGTGGACTGACACTACAGACACACCGGCTATCTGGTCGACTGTGACGTCTGGCGCAACAGGAGTTTGGTTAGGTCAATGATTACGTTTGGTGAATGGCTACCGGATCAGCCGGACTTTTCAAATGCTGGTGTTGTCGAGGCGACAAACGTTATCCCCGCAGCTAACGGATATCGCAGCCTGCCCGGCTTTGTCCAATACTCAAACGCTGCGTCAAACACGATACTAAACATCTTTGCGGCTAAGCAAAACGACGGCTCTGTAAAGCTGTTCGCTGGCGATAGCGCGAAGCTCTACTCTTTTAACGCTGGCACAACTAACCTCGACGACATAAGCAAGGCAGGCACACCAGCCTATGATTTGGTTAGCGGTGAGCGTTGGCGCTTTGTGCAATTTGGCGACACAATTATCGCGTCTGGCGGCATTGGCGAAGAGCTGCAAAAGTTCCAGCTTGGCGTCGATAGCGCGTTTTCTGATTTATCCGGCACGCCGCCAAAGGCTGACTTCCTAGCTGTTGTGCGTGACTTTGTGTGGACGGCCAATATCGACGAGGGGTCAGGGCGTGTGCCGTACAAGGTGCGCTGGTCTGGCTTTAACGACATTACAAGCTGGGTGTCTGGAACGGATCAAAGCGATTTTCAGGAAATCCCAGACGCCGGTGCGATCACCGGAATGGTCGGCGGAGAGTATTGCACTATCCTGATGGAGCGCGCTATTATTCGCGCCACTTACTCAGGCCCGCCGCTAATCTGGCAGTTCGATAAGGTTGAGACAGCTAGGGGCTGTCAGGTTCCCGGCTCTGTTTGTAATATCGGGCATATGGTGTTCTACCTTTCAGACGACGGCTTCTATATGTTTGACGGCACTAGGAGCCAGCCAATCGGAGCTGAGAAGGTTAACAGATTTTTCCTAGAGGACGATTTTAACATCTCCTACAAGGACAAAATGACCTCAACCGTAGACCCGCAAAACCAGATTGCGATTTGGTCTTATGTGTCAAATAGCTCAATCGACGGCACGCCTGACCGGCTGTTGATATTTAACTACGCTCTAAACCGCTGGTCTTTGGCAAACGTCAGGAACGACTTGATCGCGCCGTTCTTTACGCCGGGCTACACGCTAGAGGACTTGGACAATCTCAGCTCTAGCGTAGACGCTCTCCCAGCGTCTCTTGATAGCGCCTTGTATAAGGGCGGGCAGTTTATCTTTGGCGGCGCTTTAGGTGGCAATATCCACGCGTTTTCTGGCAGTCCAATAGCAGCCACAGTCACGACAGGCGAGGCCGCTGTTCAGGTCGGAAACCACGCGATTATTACGCGCGTTTACCCATACCACGAGGGCGGCGATGTTGCCATTTCGGTCGGACTGCGAGGAACCCCGACAGATTTGGTTAGCTATGTTTCTGGCGGAAACACAAACGCGTCAGGCTTTGTGCCGTTTAGGGCGCACGACCGATATCACCGCGTAAAGATGGAGTTGACTGGCGACTGGTCATACGCGCACGGTGTCGATATTGATGTGAGGGCGGTGGGTAGACGATGACAACGACAGAACGTATTACAAACTTTAGAACGCTAAACCCTATCACGGCATCGACTAGAGAAATTGCCGAGGTTCTAAACCGTACAATTAATGGCGGTTTAAACAGTATCGGCTATGTGACTTTTGATTCAAGCAGCACTCAAGTAACTATTGAAGAGCCTCGCTATTCAACATCTAGCCTAGTGTTTTTTACCGGCGTAGACCACGACCCTTGGCACCACAACCCCTATATCGACAGCACTAGCACAGACGGCACTATGGTCATCAATTATCAGAACTCAGGACACGATGCACGATTTGCCTACCTTATTATTGGGTAAGGATCGCCTGCGTGATAATTGGGAGCGCTGCGGTCGATATATACAAGACGCCCTTGGCTATGCTGGCGGCACGCACACTATTGATGATATCTATCAAGCGGTGTCATCTGGCAAGGCGCAGTTTTTTCCGTTGGAGAAGTCTGCTATTATAACGGAGATAGTGGATTACCCGCAGCGCGCGGTGTGCCGAATATGGCTGGCTGGCGGAGAGCTGGAAGAGCTGATGCAGGCAGAAAAGTCTATCGCGGTTTGGGCTAAGTCCATTGGCTGCGACGGCATAGAGATTATAGGCAGAAAGGGCTGGCAACGTCAGCTCAAAGATTACACCGCCACGTCGGTGGTTTTAGCGAAGGATATTAGTGATGAGTAAAGGCGGCGGATCAACTAGGACAGTTACCCAAAGTGTAGGCCCACCTGAGTACGCAAAGCCATTTCTTGAGTATGGCTTGTCTGAGGCTAAGCAGCTTTACGGCGACCAGCCTACATACTACCCCGGTCAGACTACAATAGGCTTTGCGCCTGAAAGCGAAATGGCTTTGCAGGGCGCGCGTCAGATGGCGGTAAGCGGTTCACCTTTTATTCCGGCAACCCAAGACGTCGTGATGCAAAACCTGATGGGTACAAACCCGCTTATGGCTGCGGCGTTCCGCCCTGTCGTTGAGCAGGTGCAGGCTCAGGCGTCTAAGGCTGGACGTTATGGCTCAGGATACCAGCAGGCGGCTCTTGGTCAGGCTCTGGCTCCGTTTGCCCTACAAGCGCAACAGGCGGCGATTAGCCAAGCGCCTCAGGCTCGCGCCTTTGGTATGGCTGACCTCGAAACCCTTGCCGGTGTCGGTGCAGCGCGCGAGGCACAATCTGCTGCCGAGCTTCAGGCTGACGTCGACCGCTTTAACTTTGAGCAGGCTCAGCCTCTCAGCTCTCTCGCTAACTATATGGCCGCTATTCAGGGTGGCACGATTGGCCGTGACACAGTTACGCCATACTTTAGACAGCCGGGTGCGTCTGCCCTTGGTGGCGCTTTAGGCGGCGCTCAGCTTGGCGCGCAATTTGGTATGGGTGGTCTAGGAGCTATCGGCGGTGGTCTTCTTGGGTTAATGGGGTAACGATATGGCAAACAGATACAGCGGCATATTTACTCAAGGTTACGGCATAGGCCCGACGCCACAAGCTAACATAGTGCGTGATTACCGCACGCCACCAGTTCCCGGCTATCCGGGTGGCGTTGTGCCGCCAATGGCTTTGCGTCAACCAGCATCTGCTGCGCCTGCCACGCGTCCGTTTGTTCTGCCTATGCTACAGCGCATAGCCCAAGCAGCAGCACAAAAACGTCAGGCAGAAGAGCGCGCCGCAACAGCGCCATCAGCGCCTGTCGCTGGTATGGGTGCAGCAGCGCCGTCTACTGCGCCGACTAGCTTCTCTGATGCGTTTAGCGCTGGCCTTATGTCTCCAACAGGACGTGCCATAACAGGCGCATCTTTGGCTGGTCTTGCCGCTGGTGGGTATTCGCCTACACCTGTTAGCCTCGGCCAGACCATCGCGTCTATGGGCGCTGCGGCGCAAAAGGGGTATTTTGAAGGTAAGCAAGCCGAGATTGCTGAAGCGCAACGCAAAGCTGCCGCTGAAAAAGCTGCGTTTGACCGCCGTTTGGCTATAGCTCAATATTACCAAAAAGAGCGCGAGATTGGTGGTGTTCAGGGTGAAAAAGCCTTTGGCAATGAAAAGCAGTTGCGATCTGAATTTGACAAACAGGCTAAGGTTTTTGATGAGGCGCGCCTTGGCTTTGAAAAAGTCCAAAAAGCAGCAATGACAGAAACCCCAACAGGGGCTACAGATATAGCTCTTATATTTGGTTACATGAAGGTTATCGACCCAACATCAGTTGTTAGAGAGGGCGAATTTGCAACAGCAGAAAACGCTGGTGGCATTGGGTCTAAGCTCAGAAACACTTACAATAAAATAGTGAAAGGCGAGCGTTTAGCCCCAGAAGTAAGGCAAGATTTTGTTAGAGCTGCAAGAACACAGTTTATGCCATACTTAGATATGCAGAAAAATGTAGAAGACAGGTACTCAAACCTATCCGAAGCCTATAATTTAGATGCCTCAAAAGTAGTGCTTAGCAGGCTACCTAAAACAGGAACACTTGCCCGACCATACACATCTTTTAAAACACTAGCCGACGCCGAGGCTGCGAAGTTGCCAAAAGGCACATATATTCAAATTGGCGGCAAATTATATGTTGAGGATTGATAAATGGCGTTAAGAGAAGTAGACCAATTTGCAGCGCCTAAAGCCCCAACCGCTGAGCGCTTTACGCCAGAATATTTTGCTGGCCTTGGCCGGTCTGCGGCTCAGGGCATTTCGTTTGGAACCGCTGACGAGATCGAGGCTTTTGTTCGCAGCTTAGTTGGCGAAGAAACATACAAGCAAAAGCGTGACAAAATCCGCGCTGGCTTAGAGAAATTTCGGTCTGATTTTCCTGTTGAGGCTTACGGCACAGAAATAGCGGCCAGTATTCCGTCTGGAGTTGGATTAGCTAGAACCTTGGCCAGACTAGGTGTAAAGGGTGCTATGAAGCAAGCTGGAGCTGGCGGCGCGGCTTACGGCGCAGGGGCGGCGGAAGAAATGGCAGACGTTCCTACAAGCGCCGCTATTGGCGGGGCGTTAGGCGTAGGCGGTGAGGCTCTGGCTCCGGTTGTGTCGCGTCAGGCTCAGGCACTAGGCAAGAAAATACCGCTAACAGTCGGCCAATATTTCCCCGGCATGAAACGCGCAGAAGAGGCGCTAACTTCTATGCCATTTATCGGTGGCGGCATACGCGCCCAGCAAGAACGTGGAATGAAGGCGTTTCCGGTGTTTATGTATAACCGCGCCCTAAAGCCGCTTGGCGTTGAGCTGCCAAAGAACACGCCGCCACGTCTTGCCTTTAGCAAGGCTCGCGCTATTTTCGATCAAAAGTATAAGCAGGCATTAAGCGGCGTTGAGATAGACGCCTCTGATAAATTTTTAGATGAATTGTCAGGCATCGTGGCGTCAGCAAAGCAAAATTTCGGAGAGGTCGGACGAAAAGAGGCTATTGATTTTGAAGAGACTGTCATCAAGCAAGTGCTAGGCCGCGTGAAAAATGGCAAGTTATCTGGCGAGGCTATTCAAGATATTCAAAAGACAATAGGGCTGGAAGCCACCAAGTATCAAAAAAGCTCAGAGCCTATAAATCAAAAAGTTTACGACGCGCTGACTGAGCTAGACGTCAGCATGATGGATTTGATTGCTAAATATTCTCCGGCAAACAAAGACCTTCTTCAGCGCACTAACAAAGCCTACTCGCAGTTTGTGCCGCTAAGAGCAGCGCAGGCCAAAGCCACAGAGGGTGTGTTCACACCAGCTCAGGCTATGGCTGCTGTAAGGGCAGAAGAGCGCAAAGCCGGTGCTGCTGGACTTGGCAGGCTTGCGGCTGGCGAGGGTCGTATGCAAAAACCTATTGAGATGGCGCAGCGTATTATCGGCCCATCTCTGCCAGACAGTGGCACGGCAGGGCGCTTGTTAACTGGCGCTGCTTTATACGGCGGCGGCGGAGCGCTTGTAGGCGCGCCAAGCAATATGTCACCAGAGGGTGCAATGTTAGGTTTGGCTGGCGGTATGCTCGGCAGGGGCGCAACCACAAGAGGCGGGCAAGCGTTTTTGAAGCGCGCCGCCATCCCAACAACAGCCGCTGGCCTACGCGCGCCAGCAACCTCTGGCCTGTTGGCCCAACAAGTCGGCCCAATGATCCCGCAAGCCCAAGCCAGCTCACTCGAAGATATGGCGGCGGGTGGTAATATTATCGGCTACGAGAGTGGGGTTGATCGCCAAGGCAATCCGTTCACGTTTGCCAAGATGTCTGACGGTCGTGCGGTGCGCGTGAACTAGATATATGGTATAACTAAGGCAGTTGCCTTTAGGAGAACAGAATGGCTAAAAATTCCATCAGAGACTATTCGGCTACGAATAGTGCGAACACCGACATCCAGAGCATCGACATCTCTGAGGGATGCAGCCCCGCTGGCATTAACAACGCCATCCGCGAGGTTATGGCTGACCTCAAGGACGTGTCTACCGGCGCGGTTGCGCTGGAAAGCCCTGCCTTCGATAGTGTTACCGGCAACCTCAACGTAAACGGCACTGTGACGGCTTCTGGCGACATTATTCGCAATGATGCGACCACAGGCACAAGTAAGTTTGCACTGCAATATGGTGGTTCTGATGCAGCAGTATTCAAGCGCAATAATTCAACTGGCGTTGCTACTATTGCGAATGGTTACGCTGGTGCGCCTGTCGATGCTATCAACATTAACTTAACAGGCAACGTGGGCATTGGTACGACTTCGCCTGACAGACGCTTGCAAGTTAAGTCAGACGAAAATGACCAGTTAAACTGCACTATTGGTCTTGCTCCATCAACAGTAGACACTGTTCAGGGCGGACTTGGCGTTAAGTCTGGCGGTATTATAGGCCTTAATGCCGTTGTTCTTATGACATTTAATATTGGCGGTGCAGACGGTGATGGGGCAAGCGAGGTCGCTCGCATCGACAGCAGCGGCAACGTGCTGGTGGGTACTACTGACAATATTGGCGGTACTTCAGGCTCAACCGTACAGGGCATAGCTTTATCAGCAGGTTCTTATGGTGGATTTATTGGAGCTTCACGAAGTGGTGCTATTGTTGCTGCATTAAATCGCCAAACATCTGACGGTGAGATTATTGAATTCCGCAAAGACGGCTCCTCTGTGGGGAGTATTTCTTGTAGTAACTCAGGGACATACATTTACTTTGGCAGTTCAGCAGAGAGTGTTGGGTTAGGATTTGGTGGTGGTTTTGTTTTCCCGACAAGCGGTGGCAGTAGCGGGATAGATAACTCAAAAGATTTGGGTTCACCATCTTACCGTTGGGACGACATCTACGCAACCAATGGCACAATCCAAACATCTGACGCAAACGAAAAGCAGCAAATCGCAGCACTGACTGACGTTGAAATCACAGCCGCTAAAGCTATCAGCGCACTGTTCAAGACCTACAAGTGGAACAGCGCAGTTGAAGCCAAAGGCGATGCAGCTAGAACACACGCTGGCGTAATTGCACAGGACGTTCAAGCAGCTATGACTGCCGCTGGGCTAGACGCTGGTGACTATGCGTTCTTCATCTCATCAACTTGGTGGGAAACACAGACAGAGGTTCCGGCTGTTGAGGCTGTGGAAGCTGTTGATGCAGTCTATGAGGATGTTGTAATTCCGGCTGTTGAAGAAGAACTTGATGAAGACGGCAACGTCATTGTTGAGGCACAACCAGAACGCACTGAACAGCGTCTTGTTAGTGAGGCTATTGAGGCCGTAGAAGCCGTTGCAGCCTACACACGCACTGACACCTACGACACAGCCGAAGAGGCACCAGAGGGTGCTACAGAACGCACACGGCTTGGCATCCGGTATCCTGAGTTGCTGGCCTTTGTGGGTGCTGCAACTGAACAGCGTCTGGCTAATATTGAAACACGCCTAGCAGCGTTGGAGGCTAACTAATGGCAAAAGATAAACTCACCGACTACGACAGCACCGCGTCTGGCAATCTGGATGTGGGCGGAATATCCGTTGCCGAGGGTATGCTTCCAAGTGGCGTGAACAACGCTATTCGAGAGCAGATGAGCCATCTGGCTGACTTTGCGGCTGGCACTCAGCCGATTACAAAGCTAGCAACAGCCAGCATTGACGCTAACGGCGGCACAATCAAGCTGGATGGTAATTATCCTGTTGGCACAGGCAACGTGGCTTTGGGTGATGCTGCGCTTTCTAGTGGCAGTTTGTCGGGTGGTAGCAATACGGCAGTCGGCTCTTATGCGCTGACGGCAAACACCACCGCAAGTAACAACACAGCGATTGGTTATTGGGCTGGGCTTTCTACTACTACTGGTTCCAACAACACAGCAGTGGGTTGGTATTCTCAATTAGGTAACACCACTGGAGTAGCCAACAGTTCATTTGGTTCACAAAGCCTTGTGTCAAATACGACGGGCCAGTACAACGATGCTTTTGGTCTGCAAGCACTTTATGACAACACAACCGGAAACTATAACACGGCTGTCGGCAGTCAATCTCTGCGTTTCAACACCACCGCCAGTGCCAACACCGCAGTGGGTTATCAGGCAGGGTATAGTAATGCTACAGGCGCACCAATAACAGCTGTTGGTTACAAAGCAGCCTACTCCACTACTGGAAACAGTGTTGTTGCTATTGGGGCAAATGCTGCGCAGCTTAATACCACAGGTACAGCATTGGTGTCTGTTGGCGATAGTGCGCTTTATGCAAATACGACAGGTTCGTACAATGTTGGCATTGGTGTATCTGCACTCACCTCCAACACCACCGCATCCTCCAACACTGCTGTTGGAGACAACGCAGGCTCAGGCACTACAACAGGTTCTGCTAATGCGTTTTTTGGTCGGTATGCTGGGATAGGCATTACAACGGGATACAACAATACTTTAATCGGGTCTTTTGCCTATGCTTCAAGTGCAACAGATTTTGAGTGCATTGTCATTGCCGCAGATGGAAGCGCAACAACCGGAAAAGGCTCATTAACTGGATTTATAAATCCGGGGCTTGGTGGTGTCTATCAAGGCAACAACTCATCTAGCTGGTCAACAACATCTGACCGCAGACTGAAGAAAAACATTGTAGAAAACACAACTGGTCTTGATGCAAT